CGTGAACTATATGTTGAGGCACTAAACACAGAAGTGGCTGAATGATAATATTTCGTAAGTTAAAATGGAAAAATCTGTTATCAACCGGTAACCACTTCACAGAAGTTAACCTGTCCAATAACAGTAACACGCTGGTTGTAGGTGAAAATGGTTCTGGTAAAAGCACAATGCTTGACGCATTGTGTTTTGCTTTATTTGGTAAACCATTTCGGTCAATTAACAAACCACAACTTGTAAACAGTATTAATAATAAAGATTGTATTGTTGAGATAGAATTTGATACCAACAATAAAGCTTATCGTGTAGTTCGTGGTATTAAACCAAATCTATTTGAGATTTATTGTGATGGTATATTGATTAATCAAGATGCAGCTAGTCGTGATTATCAAGAATATTTAGAAAAGTTTATTCTTAAATTAAATTATAAATCATTTACACAAATTGTAATTCTTGGTTCTGCTTCATTCACACCATTCATGCAATTATCAGCATCTGATCGTCGCACTATCATTGAAGATTTATTGGATATTCAAATTTTTTCAACTATGAATTCGTTGGTAAAAAATAAATTATCAAATAATAAAGACCTCGTGGCAGAAAAAAAACATGAGATTGATTTGGTTACACAAAAACACGATATGCAGAAAAAGCATATTAAAGAATTAAAGCAGAATAATGAAGATAAGGTAAAAGAATATGAGAGTGAGATACAGATTCATAATCAGACCATATTCAGTTTATTGGAAAATATTAACACACTTACCACTGAGGCCAACGACCTTCAATTGATTGTTGAAAGTAAAATTGAAACAGAAGCTAAAGTTAAAAAGATTACAAAAATTGAATCACAAATTGAAAGCAACTTATTCAAATTTCAAAAAGATATTAGTTTTTTTCAGAATCATAACGATTGTCCAACCTGTCGGCAAACTATTGCCATGAAATTTAAAGAAGAAGAACTTACCAATCTCTCTAATAAAGTTGCAGAATGTGAACATGGTCTTCAACAGTTAGAGGAAAAACTAACAATAGAGCAAAAAAAATTAAATGAAATTGCAAACAAACAAAAAGAACTTCAGAAAAAACAAGTTGAAATTGCTACCTGTAATACAACAATTAATGAAACAAATAAAATGATCACTCGTGTTCATAAATTAATTAATGAGTTGAAAGAATCTAAGGTAGTAACAATAAAGGAAGAGCAAGAGTTAAGAGAATTAAAAGATCTGTTAACATCATTACAAGAAATCTTAAAACAACTAATAGAAGAAAAAATTTATTACGAAGTAGCATCTAATCTTTTAAAAGATACTGGTATTAAAACAAAGATTGTTCGACAGTATTTGCCAGTAATTAACAAATTGGTTAATAAGTATTTAGCATCATTAGATTTCTTTGTCAACTTTAATTTAGATGAATCATTTAAAGAAACAATTAAATCTAGGCATCGTGATGAATTTACATATAATAATTTTTCTGAAGGCGAAAAACAACGAATTGATATGGCATTAATGTTGACTTGGCGTGCGGTTGCTAAATTAAAAAACTCATCAAATACCAATTTATTAATACTTGATGAAACATTTGATTCAAGCCTAGATGCTAATGGCACGGAAGAATTAATGAAGATTTTGCATATGTTAGAGGGTGTTAATTTATTTGTAATTTCTCATAAAGGTGACATACTGCAAGATAAGTTTGCCAATGTTATTCGCTTCGTTAAAGAAAAAAACTTTTCAAGAATTGTAAAATGATAGAGAAACAAATGACAACACAATTAGTGCTACACGAATTTATACAAGGTAATAAAACCGCTAAAGTGTTGACAAGAGGAAAAAATTCGTATAGAGTTGTATTATACGATTTTTACACGGAATTTATGGACGAGGCATACTTCGATAAAAAAGAAGATGCTAAAATTTTTGCGAAAAACTGGGTATTAAAAACATGAGCGATATTTTAACCATTGATACGGGTGCGGGCATAGTAGAGCCTAAGCAAATTAAACCATTGCCGTTGTATGATGAAAACCATTCAATGTTACGTATGCCAATACCTGAATACAAAGGTGCATTGCCAAATCCTTTAATGACAAATTTAATTAAAAGATTAAAGCTTACTATGAAACTTTATGGTGGCATTGGCCTCTCAGCAAATCAATGTGGTGTTTTTGAAAGAGTTTTTATTATTGGTACCGATGAGTTTCAATTATCATGCATTAATCCAAAACTAATTGGTATATCGGCAGGAACCATAAAAGCGGATGAAGGTTGCCTTTCTTTTCCTGGCTTATATCTTAAAATAGATAGACCAAATTCAATACAAGTTCAATTTACCGATGAAACTGGGCAAGTTCAACAAACAATGTTAGAAGGGCTATCAGCAAGATGTTTTTTACATGAGCTAGATCATATGAATGGCAAAAAATTTATTGAGTATGTAGGTCCTACGGCACTTCAAATGGCAAGAAAAAAACAAAATAAATTAATGAAAAAAGTGATTCGTAATCAAAAGAAAAAATAATGGCATATAGTTTTGATCCTAAAGATGATGTAAAAACGCAATGGCAGAAGTGGCAAGAACAGACACCACTTTCTATTTTGAATTTTACAGAAGACGAATTGCGTGAACAGATCATTACAGACTTGCAGTATGTTTCGCAAATGGATGTAAAAGAATATACACTTTATCAAAAGTGGTGTGAAGTGCAAGAAAAATATCCATCTATCACAGTAAATGATTTATGGGATGGCGAAAAACTTGTATTAGAGGACAAAAATCAACAAAAAACCATTGCTGAAATTAAATCAAACTTTTGGGTACCAAATACATCTGATGACTATCTGGCATTAAAACCAGAGATGTTGTATACTAATAAAGAAAAAGAATTACCCGAATTGTGGAATTGTATTCGTACATTTGCTTCTACAATGAAAAACAATTCTAATATTGGCCGTAATTTAAATTTTGTCATTCGTGATAAAATAACTAAAAAGTATCTTGGTGTTATCTGTATTTCATCTGACTTTTTAGACTTGACACCTAGAGATAAACATATCGGTTGGCCAAGAGAATTAAAAACACAAGGCAATATGATTAATCATACTGCAATAGGTTCTACAATCGTGCCATTGCAACCATTAGGTTTTAATTATGTTGGTGGTAAATTGTTAGCATTGTTATGCCTTGCCGATCCCGTACAAGAATTGTGGAAAAAAATGTATGGTGATACTCTTGTTTCAGTAACAACAACATCATTATATGGTAAAACTAAAGTTGATGGATTATCTCAGTATGATAACTTAGACCATTGGCAAAAAATGGGTTTTACGGCAGGTTCCGTATCATTTGAACCTGAAAGAAAAACTCGGTATATGATTCGTGATTGGTTGAAAGTAAATTATACGCAAAAATATTTTGAGTGGTATATTGCCAAAAAACCTAGTGGACAACCACATAAACGAGATCACAAAAATCGTTCATTGCAATTTACTTATAGTAAGTTAAGTATACCAAAAGAAATTATTCGTACCGACCATGCTCGTGGAATTTATTGGTCACCTTTGTATGATAATACTATTGATTATTTAAATAAACGAATTAATGATAAACAATTAATTAAATCATTTGATACTAGCGTTGAAACATTGGTTGATATTTGGAAAAACAAACATGCTAAACCTCGTATTAAACAATTAGTGAAGAAACAATGTAACAATAACAATACTCTTTTTTATGATGATTTGTCCACACTATCTTGGCCAGAGGCAAAAAATAAATATTTGCCTCAGGTTGGTCGATAAAATGTTTGACAAAGCATAAGTAATGATGTAATATGTTCTTAAATGCGGCCGGGGAATAGAACCAGAGTGGGTGACCAACTTACTCCCTTAGTGCAAATCTAAGCCGCCGCTCCATTTACTCATATGCATTAAGTTTGTATTTGTTGTTTTTATACAACAACAAGACTTGACAAATCCTCTAAATGGCAGTATAATGGTTGTATAAATGGTAAATGGAACAATTACATGAATTTTACTGCTGAACAAAAAACACAATTAGCCAAACTCATGGCTACCGAAAATCTTACGGTACAACATCAAAAAATTTCAACAGCACGATTTGACCCACAAAATCGTATTTTATATCTCCCAATATGGCAAAATATGACAGGCGTTATATACGACCTGCTTTGCGGTCACGAAGTTGGCCACGCTCTCTATACACCCACTTCAGGTTGGCATGATGCCGTTGTTGACAAATCTAAACCACAAAACTACAAATCATTTTTAAATGTGGTTGAAGATGCTCGTATTGAAAAAAAGGTGAAAAGAAAATATCCCGGTCTTGCAACAGCATTTAAACTTGCATATCAAGAATTATTTGTCCGTGATTTTTTTGGTATTAAAAATCGTGATGTAAACACCTTGCATTTTATTGATCGCCTTAATTTATT